GAGATGCTGCAAAAGGCGCGCGACAACGCCGCCAGCATCGGCGTTAGCAATGTCGAATTCCGCCTCGGCGAGCTTGAACACCTTGGCGATGAGCGATCCGGCGCCATTAAAACCAGCCGTTTGCAACGCCGTCGCCAAAGTGCGCGGCCGACTGTTGTCGATGTAGGCGAACAAGTTCGGGATCGCCTCAACATCCGTCACGACAAAGCTCCGGATGGTCTCCCCCGAGATGATGATCGCGTACAGACGATGCTGGGCGTCAACCAGATGGCCAGCATTGTCAATCAGGACCGGCTGGCCGGTCGCCTTCCACTCCTTCTGCACCATTTGCAGGGCGTAATAGTTGCAGGTGGCCGGATCGACCTTGCGGTTGGCCCCCGGACGATTGCGCCGCAGGAGATCGATCGCGATCGTCGGGGTGATGTCCACCCATCCGGTCGGGACCGGCAGCGGACCGAGCGTCGGGTTGGCCTTGACGTCGGCCTCGAACGCCTCGACCAGCGCAATCATCTCCTTCGGCCGGAAATTGGAGAGATCGAACTTGAGCGATTCCGGGTCCGACAGGTCGAACGTCCGGCGAAATGGAACAACTACCATTGAAACGCACTCCCACTTGCTTTTCGCGTCTTGTCGAGCCGAAGCTCTGCGCGAACGGGAGCAGAATATGCGCGCATGTGGTGCTGTCAAGCGATTTTTCGGTGCATAACTACGCCGCGCGCCTTGCCGCATCACCAAGGCGTCGATAAAATGCTGATATGACACGAGAACACACTACCCGGATCAGCGTCACTTTTTCGCACGAGGCCGTTCACTGGCTCGAAACCGAGGCCGACAAGCGCGCCTCGACGCTCGCGGATCTGGTTCGCCGAATCGTGGATGAGACGCGGGGCTCGTATGTCGTTCCGCGCCACCTCATTGAGGGGCCGAGCGAGGGACAGCACCGTTTCACTTACAAGAAATTCGACGAAGAGCTTCCGAAAACCTAACCGGGGAACCTAGACGTCAAGCTTGACGAAGTTCACCAGATCCAGCGGACAGGCGAAATTGCTCTCGACGTTGCCAGTGTTCTTGACCGGGCACGTTCGGACGTACCACTCGTCCGAGGTCGCCTCTTCCACGATCGCCGCTGCGGCGAGATCATCGCTCACGCTCACCCAGGCGTAGACGTCGCCGATCGCGCGGCGGACCGAAGCCTCGCTGGCGACGAAGACCTCGCGATAGGGCCAATCCCTCGGCCCGGTGAACACGATCCCGAGTGTCTTGACCTCGATTCGCAGCCTCGGGCCGCCCTCTTCCCAGGCGAACACGTCGCCGTTGTCGCGATACTTCTTGTGCTCGGCCGCCGTCGGCGCTTCTTTGATCGGCGGAATCATCGTCCAATAGCCTTGCGCGCTGAGCCAGTAGGCGAAGGCCCACTGGCCGCGCTTCGACCCGCGCAATCGGTCGAGGAATTTCGCATGTTGGATGGTGCCCAAGGAAGGAATCGAACCTCCGACGCCTGCGCCTTCAACGCAGCGCTCTACCGAACTGAGCTACCTGGGCTTATGGTCCTTAAGCCAAAACGCCTCATCGGCGTCTACCCCAAGACTGATCGCCCACAGGGCGCCCGCGAGAAAGAGTCTTTCCTTCAGCGTCAGAGGAACCCTGTCCTCTAGCTTCTTCGCCAAGTCCAGCAACCGCTGCCGCGATGGCGAGGTCTTGTCGGTCATCGGAATTGCGCAATCGCGCAAGCGAGCTGCCAGAGCGCCGTCCAAAACAGCGCGTTCGCGAGAAGCACGATCGCGATCCTCATTCCCGCTCCCTCGGCACCGGCAGCCGCGCCGCCCACCGGGCCGTCAGGGCCGCCCCTTCGACGATCATCTTGCACTCGTTGAGCACGTCCTCCGCTTCGGAAGGCCGCTCCTCCAGCATGTACCGCGTCGCGCGGCCGAGAAGCGCGTTCGCCTCCTTCAGGCGCGCGCCGATCTGGCTGCACGCGCTGTTGTAGTTCGCGTCCCGCCTCATCCTGGCTTACTCGCGCGCTCAATCACGGGGATCTCGTGCCACAGCGATTCGCCCTCGCGCAGGATCTCGACCCGAAAGGCCGCCCGCGCAATCGCTTCGACGGCCCCTGGCCGAGCATCGGGGTTCATCTCGGCCCAACTGTAATTGATCGCTCGGATGCCGATGATCGGCTTCTCGCGATTAGTCGCAGGCTTCAAGCTTCTCGATGAAGGCAATGATCCGCTCCTCGCCCAGGCAGAGCCATGCTGGATCATTCATAGCATGAAATGCAAATGCTGCTTTCGCCCGATCGAGATCCCCGGCCTCCCGCAGCAACGTCGGCCACAGGATGACCATGTCGAGGTCGCGCTGGCGCTTGCGCCACCACATGACGATCAGCGTCCAGATTCCCACTTAACCCCCCCTTTTAATCCGACGCCGTTTGTGCAGGGGGGTCCTTCCCGTCCGGCGGGAAGGCCGCGTACAGAATCCACTCGACCATCTCCAGATCGTCCATCAGGCTGTAGCCGGTCTCCTCGTCGTTATAGACCCCCTCGGCCAGCCGATTGTCGATCTCGCGTTTGACCAGATAGAGCAACGGCATCCACGGCTCCCAACGGTAGTCGCTGAAGTCGATTTTCTCGGCCATGTCGCCTTTTTCTCCCACGATGGAGGTGGAGAACAGCTGCAAACTTCCCCACCAGGGATATTTGCAGCTACACTCGCCCCGTAGGGTGACGATAGCGTCCTCAAGACGTGTTCACCGATCCAAGCGAGACGAGGGTTCGGTCCGCCAACGCGCCTCACGGATGGACTGAAGGGGCCGGTACCCGGCGCTGGGGCCGGTCCCGCCCGGTGTCCGCCCGTGCTTTCGGTAGGCCAATTGCAAAGTCCCAACGCCGACGAGGGCGTTGAAGAAACGGTTCAGCCGATTCCTTCCCGCCAGGGACCATCAATCCTAGCGTTGCTTGTCTCATCGGGACGCCGAGCGGACGATCAATGATGTCAGTGAAGTCAGTGAACCCGCAACCACCGAAAGGGGTAGGAACAAACCGGGACCGATTCCGACTATTGAGATCAGACCGGGTACGTCATCACTTCAGCGCCCGCACCGTCCGCTGCGGCCGGAAATAGGTCGTCCCGCTGTCGTCCTCGACGCCAACTACGCCGCAACGGCAGATGTGCGTGACCACCCCCTCGCAATAGCCCCAGCTGTCCGAATTGCGAAACGCGCCGACCCGGACTCTCGTCCGCCGATCCATCGCCCTGATCGCCTCCGCGCGCGTCATATCGGATAGAGCGGCATCGGCGGCAGCGGCGACTGCATCAACTCCGCATATTCCTCCGCCTGAACCTCAACCGACTTCTTCAGCAAGCCCCGATCGCGAAACCACTTCAGCGCTTGGCAAAGCGAGTCGGGGATGTCGTCGTGCTTGCCCTTCGGGAAAGAAGCGCACTGGCTCATGCACAGCTCAGCCCAGTCCCGAGGCCAGACCGCGCCATGGCTCTGCGTCTGTCCTGGCGCCCAAATGACGCCTTTGCGCACCGAGCCGTCCGCCTCCTCCTCGCCCCACAAATGCGACAGCGCGTGCGCCCGCGAAACCTTGTCCATGTTGCCCGGATCAATCCGCTGGATCGCAAACTCCTCGTCCCGCGTCAGCCGCGTCACCTCCTGCGCCACCGAGATCCCCGAACCCTTCATCTCGATCAGCAAGCGATCGACCTTCAGTTTCCGGCAGCTCTTGACCAACTCCTCGACCAGATCGCTGAGTGCCAGCCGCTTCTGCCAGCACGCCATCAACATGCACTGCTGGACCCCGCGATGGTTCGTCCAAACCCCGAGCACGACAAAAGCCGAAAAATCATTCTCCTGCTTCTCGCCGAACGCCGGGTCCAGCGAGCCCACGATCATGTCCATGTCCGGATATTGGCTCTCGTTGCGGCCATAGGTCACTGCGACGCTGCGCGACCATAGCTCCCAGCCATTGTACGGAAACAGCCCGCCGCCCCGAGGCGCCGGCCGCTGCTGGTATTGCCCCGCATAAGCCCACTTGTCCATGTCGCGCTTGAGGTTCTCGACCTCCGGCCGCCCCCACCGCTGCGGAAACAACAGCTCCCCCTCCGAGCGCCGCCAGTCCGAGAAACCGATCGCCGTCTCGCAGTGCCGCCCGCTCTCGTACTCCATCGGCATCACCAGCTGCACGTAATCCGGCATGAACTCCTGAATGACCCCCGAAATGTCCGCCTCGTGCAGCCGCTGCATCACCACAACGATCGCGCTCTTCGCCTGATCGTTGAGCCGGTTCACCGCGCTCTCCCGAAATCGTCTCGTCGCCTTCTCCCGGTCGTTCGGGCTCTCCGCCTTCTCCACGCTGTGCGGGTCATCCAGAATCAATCGATCGCCGCGCCTGGAGGTCAGACTGGAGAACGCCACCCCGTCCCGCGTCCCCGTCAGCGTGTTCTCAAAACTCAGCTCGCCGCCCCGCGTCAGCTCAACATGCGGCCAGTGCCGCTGATACCAGTCGCTGGTCACCAGCAGCCGCATCTTGCGAACGTCCCGAACGCACGCGCTCTCCGCGAAACTCGAACTGATGTAGCGATACGACGTCAGCCCCTTCGGACCCCATTCCCACGCAGGCCAGAAAACCGAGACCAAAAGCGACTTCGCGCTCCCCGGTGGCACATTGATCAGCAACCGCGTGATCAGCCCCGCGCTCACCGCCTCCAAATGCTCGCAAATCGCCTCGACCAAATTCCCCTTCACAAACGGCATGCGCGGCTCCAAAATCGGCCACGCCTCCTCAACAAAATTCACCAAACTATTCCGGCACCGCTCCCGAACCGTCGACACCGACGCCGACGCCTCCATCGACGAGATCCCCAGCTCCCGCCGCATCAATTCCGCCACCACGCTCTCGTGGCTCGGTAGATTGGACCTCGGCATCAATCAAAACCGGATTGCGCGCCAGCGGCCTCAAAGCTCGCTCCAGCTCAATCAACTGCGGCACACTCAACCGCGTCAAGTCCGGTCCACTCCCCTCATCCGGCCTCGGCGGAGCCCAAATCGGTCCCCCCCTTCTCTCCAACCAAAACTTGTTCATGCTCGCATCCGCCTGCCTCCAGTTCCGCTCCGGTCCCCCCGTCGCCATCAAATACGCCGCCTGCGCTACCTCGTTCGTCCGCCTCGCCCCCCCCTTCATCATGCAATCCCGATACTTCCGATAAAGCCGGTCCGGTTTCAGCCCCGTCAGCAAACTGATCTCCGCTGGCGTCAGCCCGTTCGCCGCCATCTGCTCAACCGAGCCCTCCATCTCCTTCGCCTGCTTCTCTCGCTCCGCAAGCTCCTCACTCGTCCGAACCCGGCTCTTCCGCGCCCTCGGCTGCCCAGCTGCCGCCATCTCACTGCCCTCGCCGCGCCCGCATCTTCGCCGCCTGCCGCTCTAAATAATCCCCACGCCGCCGCGC